CTTAATACTGAAGGCGGCGAAGGCATTCAGACTATCACTTACCGCAGCTATGACAAGCGTGGCGAGACTGCAATCATTGCTGGTAAAGCAACTGACTTGCCTCGTGGCGACATCAGCGGTAAAGAGTACAGCATTTCTGTACGTACTCTAGGTAACGCATTCGGCTACTCGCGTCAAGAAATCGCATCTGCCAAAGTTACTGGTATGCCTCTTGAAGCTCGTAAAGCTGACGCTACTCGTAGATCATACGAAGAGAAAGTAAACCAAATTATCTTCTTTGGTAGCCCTGAGAATAACCTTCACGGTTTCTTCGATGGTCCTGTTGGCGCTCCTTGCTTAACTGCTACTAAGACTGACGTTGCTGCTGGTGTAAGCACAACTAAGACTTGGGCAACTAAGACTCCTGACGAGATCGTTTCTGATCTTAACACTGCATTGACTAAAATGTTTGTGGACACCAAGCAATTGTTCCGTCCTGACAAATTGGTTATGTCAGTAGCAAGTAAGAAGATTCTTGAAACTACTCCAAGATCTTTGCAGTCTGACATGAGCATCATGAACTGGTTCCTTGCGAACAACAGCTTCATTCATAGCCGTGATCAAATCGTTGACGTTAACGAAGTTGCTGGTATCTATCCTGCGACTGCTGCTGGTGTATTCGATAGCACTGGTCAATCAAGTGAAGGTTTCACAGTTGTTGCTTCAGGTGAAGACAACATGCGCGTTCGTGAGCCATTCCCTTACATGCACCTTCCTGTTCAGCTTAAAGGTTTGGAATTCGAAATCAATTGCTATGGCCGTTTCGCTGGCGTAGAAATGATTCGTCCTGCTGCTGTTCAACATTGGATGGGTATTGCGTAAGCATACCTTTTCTTAACAAGGGAGTGTAGGCGTGATGATACAGCTAGTAAAGCTCTTCATCGAAAGCCCGTTAATTGCAATCCCAACATTACTTGGCATCGTGTCTCTGTACACTTTGCTAGGTATGTTCAGTTTGCAAACGGCTGTCGCTGGATTAGAAGCAAGTAAAGACTCTCAAGTACTAACTGAGAAAAGAGTTTTCCAAATGGCTGAGCAACTTGGTCGAATAGAAACTCACTTAGAAATCTTGATAACAAACAAATAAAACATTAATGGAGAATCCCAAATGAAATTAGTATCAAACTTATTATGGAACACCGCAATACTTAAAGCCCACAGTCCTGCCGTTGTAGATGGCAAGGTAGTTATTGGTGGTGGCGAACCTAAGTCTCTAAACATTATTGCCGGTTCTACTCTTGAAGTAGATGACAAAATGTGGACAGAAGATTTCGAGTTAGCTGCACAAGGACTAATCGCTGATGGTGCAATTAGTATTGTTGAAGGTGTTAAACTATCTAAAGCTGATAAAGCAAAAGCTAAGAAAGCCAAAGCTGCTGCATTGAAAGCACAGCTAGCGGCTCTTGACGCTGAAGAGGATTAATCAATGGCAAGTGTAATAGATTTTCAAAACAGGTTTCCTGAGTTCTGTGATGTAAGTGATGGCCGAGTTCAGTTGTTCTTGGAGGATGCTGCACTTAACATGAAAGGTCCAGAAAAATGGCTAGAGTTTTATGACATTGCCCAATCGTATTATGCCGCACACTTTTTAGTTGCTGCTGACAATACTGAGTCAGGCGATGCTGGAATACTAGCACCTGTCAAACATCAGGAAGTAGATGATGTCGTAATAAAGAATGCAATAGGGGACATCAAACCTACTGCTGATGATTTGTACAGTACTTCATATGGCAAACGCTATGTGTCTTACAGGCGCAAGTGTATGCCCCTTATTCTAGGAGTGTAGGCTATGGCTATGCAAATGCAAAGGGCGTTCAATGCTCGTATGCTTACCAAGCTTACACTCTATACTGCTCCAATACCTGCTGGCTATTATGATGATAGCAATGACTGGGTTGTGAGTAAGTACGTAGCTAAAAATATCTACGGTGTAATTAAGGCTGGTAACAAGTTCTCTCAATTTGAAGAGGGCCAAGCGTTGCGAGTTGAGGATGGCGGTCAGCGTATTTCTGACTTCCGTACTTTGTACATAACAGATAAATTCCCAGTTAAGCTGGGAGACAAAATTAAACTTAACGGTAATTACTTTAACGTAATGCAAAGATCTGATGAAGTCGTTTATGGCTTCTACTCAGTGCTGTTAGAGAAATCTCAGGAGTGGACACCATGACACCAGATCGCGCAGACGTACTAGTAGTGCAAGCTATGGTTGATACTATGGTTGGCATTCCTAAGTTCTCTTACCCGGCCAGACAGCGTGAAGCTCAAAAGCCTGAAGGTGAGTTTGCCCACATACGGGTGATAGAGGAATACCAAATCGGTGTACCTACACAAACTATTTTGTCACAAGATGAATTGACTACAACATTCAGAACCTATTCCGCAGTACGACTACGATACCGAATTGGTGTTGTCGATACAACGGGATTGCCAAGCTCTAAGATTATGCATGGGTGGACTTCAGAAGCAATGAAGGCACAGATGATTTCTTCTGGCTACGGTTTCGAACGATGCACCGCGCTATCAAGTGAGGATGCAAAGCTGGAGAAAGAATGGGAGTACCGCAAAGGTTTCTCTGTAGACATGAATACTACGAGAGTGTTTGACGAGACTGTGAATAACATTACACAGTTCGTTGTTGGTGGATCATTTTACGATGATAGGCTGGTAGAACACTTACTAAATTTTGAAATTAATCAAACTTAATAGGAACAATTATGGCGATTGAAATTACTGAATTCGCACAAGTTTCCATCTCAGTTTCACCTACTGGTGAGTCTGACGGCAACTTTGGTATACTTGGATTCCTGACTAACGAAGCAGATGTTATCTCTACTGTTGAGCGTACCAGATCTTATACTTCACTTGCGAGTGTTGGTTCAGATTGGGCTACTACTTCAGAAGTGTATAAAGCTGCTACAGCATTTTATAGTCAGACTCCTACTCCTACAGACTTTACTGTACTAGTAAACTTCACTACTGCACAAGATGCTAAACTGGTTGGTGGTGGTTCTTCTACTCCTGCTGAGTTGATTATAGATGTTGCTGGCGCTGCTGGTGATCTTGTAATTACTACTGATGCTGCAACTGTAACATTGACTGCATTGGATCTATCTGGCGTTACTGCTACTTACGCTGCTATGGCTATTGCTATCCAAGCTTTGCTACAAGCTGAAGTTGGTGGAACTAACATGACTTGTATTCATAATGGATACCAGTTTGTTATAGGTACTGGCGCAACTGGAGCTAGTTCAACTATCTCTACTGCTGCTGTATCTGATGCTGCTTTGGCATTGGGTTTGACTCAAGCTACAGCTAAGACTCAAGACGGCTTCATTGCTGGCGAGACTGCTGTAACTGCACTTACTGCTGCTGTAGATAAAGGCACAGATTTTGTTGGCCTAGTGTCTAGCAAAGTTTATCGTGACTCTGCATTTGCTGATGACACTGGTAACAGTGCTGTTGATATTGCTAACTGGTGTGAAGCTAATAAGAAGATCTTCTGCAACACTTCAAATGATCTTACAACTCTGGCTACTGGTAACACTAACGTTGCATCTAAGTTAAAAGATTTGACCTTGCGTTTCTCACTAACTAGCTTCGCTAAAGACATTGCTAAGTATCCAAGTGCTGGTGTATTTGGCCGCGCTGCTTCTGTTAACTTCAATGCTGTTGGTTCTACCATCACAATGAATCTTAAACAGGTTGCTGGTGTTGTTGCTGAAGATTTATCTCCTACCGAGTTTAAAGCTTTACGTAGCTACAATGCATCTGCTGTTGTACAAATTGGTGGCAGCTCTAATGCTTACACTGATTCACGTATGGCTTCTGGTTCATGGCTTGACACTACCCACGGTTTGATGTGGTTAGAGAATCGTATGGAAGTTGATATGTTCAACTTGCTATATGTTCAGAACACCAAGATTCCTTATACTCAAACTGGTATCAACACTGCTGTTGCTACTGTAGAGCGTAGCTGTGAAGCTGCTGTTCGTAATGGATTATGTGCTCCCGGTTATTTACCTGATGGAACTTATCTTCCTAAAGGCTATATCGTTGAGTCTATATCTCTTGCTGATGTATCTGCTAGTGACAAGAGCAATCGTGTCTACAGCGGTATTTCATTTAAGATGGTTGGTGCTGGCGCACTTCATGAAGTTGAAGTTTCTGGTGATTTCAGCGAGTAAACAATACGTCCTACTCAATACTCACATAGTACGGGTAGGATCTTAACGAGGAATTAATATGTATCAGTATAGTTTCGCTAACGTTGACTTGATCATCGAGACTGATTATCCGGGCCGTCCAAGCTCTAACCCTGCATCTTTTAAGATTGAAGGTTATGGCACTGGCGAAGGTTTAATCAATGTAGCTCGTAGAGCACCAATAGCAACAACCACTTTCGGATCTTATGGCGATATGATCTTGAACATGCAACGCATTAAGGCTGGTGATTTAAACTTCAACATTCTTATGAACGCTCCTGAAAATCAGTACCTTCAAGATTGGGCTAACTATTTTCAAGAGCAAGCTGATGCTGACGGACAGTTAATAACTCCTGTTCAGGCTAAGCTTGTTGACAACATGGGCAAAGATGAAGTCACTATGATCAATGGTGTAATCTTGGCTATGCCTGCAATGTCTCGTGGCCAAACCATGAGCACTGTAACTTGGGTAATGACTTTCGAGAAAGTTATCTATGACCGTAATATCGGTGGTGATATTCAAGCATTATAAGTAATACCTAGCCCTGTACCGTTTTGGTATGGGGCTTCATTTTGGAGAATCAAATGAGCAATAATTATTCTGGCAACCTAGCTGATGGTAGAGCAATCTACATTCCATCATGGTCGCCCAAAGTACAATTCGAAAATCTGTCATCGGTCTGTAAAGTATTAGGCCAAGACAATGTAATTAATATTTCAGACATCAATGTTCCCGCAGCTATGCTTGCACTAATGAACGCTGATGACGCAAAGGCCGCTACCGAACTGATGTATCATTTCGTGAAGCAAGCAAGAATTGAAGGTGAGAAACTACAGGACGATTATGCTGTAGACCAAATGGGCATGGCAACTATTATAGAGTTGTTCACTCACGTACTTCACTCACAGTTCAATGATTTTTTCGTATCAGGTTTAGCAAAGGCTCCCTCCCAACCTCTTTAGGTTCTGGTGGTGATACACTGCCAACGGATTATAGCCTGATCTATCCAGAACTAAATGGTTACTTAATCCGACCATTGCTAGTAAACCCTCCCATGATGACACTAAAGGAATTGAGTGATACCACTTACACCCTTTATGACATTGAGGTGATGCACCAAATAATTGAAATTAGAACTCACCAGCCAATACAGGCACCTGAGATTCAACAACTTTAACCAAGGAGATCCGTATGCAAGATTGGGATTACGATGAAAATAGTGCTGATGCTGAATACAATGCCTACGGATCTACTGACCAGTTCGCAGAAGATGGTGGAGGCAAGGAAGGAGAAAGCTGGGCCGATTCAGAGAATGACGCTGCCGCTGACTGGCTTTCCGCTATGGGCGAGACTGACATAGAGGGCAAGAACGAAGCCTATATGGGCGCGACCTCTGGCGATATTATAACTGGCAGATATGCTTATAC